GGCACTCCCTCACGGGAGATTCTAACTGGCCCCGCTTAAGGAACGGGTCCTGTTCTTCAGCGCTCGAATCTCGATGTGCTGGCCTTACGTTTGTAGTAGGTGGATGTTGGGATGGTTACCCAACTTTCCATTTTTGGAATGCGCCGTCCAGTAACGCAAGATCGGACGGTTTTCGAATCGACCACGACCCATTCTAAAGGGCCATGCTCCCTAGCAAATTCAAACTCCTTGGCTAATTGCCGAAGATTGAGAAGATGTTTAGGAAGAGGCTGGATATACTCGCAAGCACGAGAAGTATATCGTTCAGCGCTGTCCAGTCCACCTCTAAGAGACAACCAGAGATAAGGCTCATGACGTTCCTCCTTACGTAAGTCGGAGCAAGCTCCGAGGTACGAGAATCGGAATATACCATGTCCTATACTCCTGGGTGTCTTGACCCCACGGTCTTTTAACCATGGGTCTAGAGGAAGGGAGCTCTGAATACCACTAACGTCAGGGAAGTCCGATGGTACCACGTAAAGTGGTCCCACCTCACGCGCCTGGCAGAGAAGGTAATTCAGAGTCGATTCTAGCTCTTCAGACGCCCAACGGTTTTTAAGTCCGTTAATGCATTTGAAGAGATATGCATGGAATCTCTTTTGGGAGATTCCTCCACCTTCGCCCTCAGGATTGAATGGGCGTACCTCGATTCCGTGGTGATAATCACCACCACAGCTTTCTCTGAAAGGACCTTGTGTATAGGTTTTATCAAAATTAATACACAGTCCAATTGCGGGAAAGTGCCGCACCACTTCATCATGCATAGATGTGGGATAGATTAAATCATCCCCATATACGCTGATGACACCCTTCGATCTACGTGGATTATACAAAGTCCAAATAGATTTGAGAAGACAGAGAAAGACAAGGGTTTCCAAGGGGAACGTGTAACCTACTCCCATAGTGGCAAAAGTCTCAAGTTCTTCGACTTCGCCAGATGGAAGCTTCACTTTCTCGATACGACTCAATCGGAGGATTTTCATCCAACAAGGAGGTAATATACGAGCAAGTAATGCATCAGTAATGCTGTCTGATGCACTGGATAAATCTGCCGTGGTGTAAAAACCATGGACAGACCCACGTTTGGCTAGATGGCGGTGTATAAACTGCAACGCCGTGATATCATAGCCATTCACCTTGAGTCTTTTTTGAATGTAATCTCCGAGACCTTTGGTCATGTAACTTCCAATGGTCGTATTCGGAACAATACATCGCCGAGACTTAAACGTCTTGTTAACGAGCGTAAGGTTGAGGGTGTCGACTTCATGGTAGAGGCTCCCCGAAGGGTTCTCCTGCAATTGGGACAGCCAATAATTCTGGACAGTCTCCACACGACGCATTTCTGCGTCGAACCACTCAATCTGATCACAAGAGCCGGATAAAGGTATTTGCCAACGTTCGGCCTCACAGGCCAAACGAGCGGGTACCCCATATGACGCTCTTTTTCCAAAAATGCATAGCGATCGATGATATTCATCGTCATATGCCCCCAGAATTTGGTGGCAAACTACGGCGGCACCTTTCAAAACAAGCTCAGTCTCGCGATCGAGCTTCGAAAGGTCTAGCTGGCGTAGCCGACTTTGGGTAGCTTGAAAAGCTTTTTCAGCTTTTTCATCAAGCTCCGAATCGGTAAACAGGTCATTTTTGAACCTGTATCGCTTCAACAACGTCTTAAGTTGATGACGTTCCTTAAATGGACCGTCACTTAAGTCATCGAGGGCACCACGAATCTCCGAGACACTTCCTTGTTTTATAATACAAAGTAGTGAGTTGTACAAACTCGGGTCACCGTGGTTCTTTTGGAAATCCTCGATTAGAGTTATAAGCATTTTCCTCATAACTCCATCAGTGTCATACTTGACAACCTTTTTCTTGACATGCATGGACTCCTCCTTTGAGAGAGTTGTTGTGTCAGCAGTTAGTCAATACTGCCAACATTCAAGAAATCATCAAGAGCAGAATCAGACAAAATAGCCGCACCGACCTTATTAAGGCCGATCGCTTCAGTCTGACCAAGCTCCGGATGAATTTCCCGCTCGATACGAATTGTATTGTAAACAATACGACCCGTTCCGAGCTGCATGGGCAACGCAAGGACGATGGATTTCTTATCCTTACCGTAAGTGCCGGTCTTTACATCGATAGAAGCATTTCTGACTTTAAAAGTCAGCTGCCTTCTCTCAGTAAATCCCTCTTCCGGGCATACAAGGTGTACGCCGTTCTGAATAGTGACCGCATCGGTCACAAAGGCTTTGGGGGTCCCGCCTGTGATTGTTACTGTAGAATCACTGGCAAGTTCTATGTTTCTTATAGACATGATCTCCTCCTTAGGAGTCGGCAAGCAGGTGTCCGTTGGACGCTCACCTTGGTCAATGACGGAGCACTGTCAAAAGGTTTTGAATCTTACCCAAAGACAAGGCTAACCCATCAGTTGTATGTAGCAGAGACAGCATTCCTGGTCTCGCTACAGGGGTGGATGTTAGCTGCGGGCTGGCAATTCGAATGAGTTCTTGGGCCATATAGGTCCCATTACCAATGTCGAATCGGTGATTTGTTGACGCCTGAGATGTATTTATTCTCAGACTGCCCCATACATCGGAAACGGTGCATGTTGTCATGTCGCGGGTCGTAACCCAAGACGAGACAGGGCGGATTCCGGGTACAGGTGTGGAAGCCTGTAACCAATCCCCAACATTCACAAACCAATCTGCAACAAACGAAAGTGGTATCAATTCCCAAGCAGATTGTGGCCAGTCACGTGGGCTAAGGCCCACCTTATGGACAAAATCTTGGAATGGCTTCTGTCTATCGACATAAGCAATGACACCTGCAAATGCACGAAGTTTTCTTTCATTCGTGTATTTGCAACCAAATGCCCATGCTGCATGTGGTGAGGACGTATCATGGATAGATTCAACAATGTCTTCCATATCGGCCGTCCCACGGGCTACAAAGCGCTCTACACTCCCGACAGGAATGTCGGTCTTCGTCCGCGCATCTTCAATGATGGCAGCGGCATCCAGGAGTAGAGGGGTCCAACCATACCGGTACTCAAGCCATGCATTTGCAGTGGCCCGAGACATACCGTATACGGTCTTCGCGCTCCTCAGCAGTTGTCGCCTTCGCTTTGCAATTTTCCAAAGCAGGTCGACGGCTCCGCCGAAGGGTCTTCTCAGCATTTTTGCAGTTACCGCACATGTCCCTAATAACTCACCACCATCCAGTAATCCCGAGTTGAGCTTTGCATAAGCTTTTGCAAGCGCTTGATCTCTGGCATTCTGGATAAGGTAGGATGAGAAGGGAGGCGGGCTGCCACAAGCTGATTCCGCAATTGATGTCCAGTCTCCACTATGTATAGCCGTACCCCATCCGGGGTGAGCTATAGTGAAACCAGACGGTTGGACAATCCTGCTTGTATGTGTAATACGTACAGGATTCATCACGATCATGTTGTGATGGCGTTTCCACCAATACTCCGAGTCCGTGACGTCCACGATCGTTTTCTGCTCGCCTTCCAATCCTATTTGATAGGATTGTTGGAGAACCTGTTTACCATTTGTGTCTAGGATCGTTTCTGTCCTAGTGGTAGGGGTTCGCCAATCGGAAGAACGAGTTCGATCAAATTGCGACATTAAAGAAGACCTCCTTTGTAGTTAACGTGCATTGGTATGCACGTTTTTAACAAACCCACCAGTGTTGAAGCATTGTGAACCATGAAAATGGATCTTGCCCGCAAGCGATTGAGAATACGCTATTGGTATGGACGGTCTGTAAAGACCCACACAACACAACAACCC